AGCTTCTATGCTTACGCGAGCTCAGAAGACTCAAAACTAAGATCAGTGCAAAGGGGGTGAGCTGTCCAAGACAGCTCCACTTTATGCGTAAAATCTAAGTAGATATGTCTTGAGGCTCGGCGGACTTCTGGTCCGCCCCATCCGGCACGTCGGAATGGTATTATTGTTTGTTATCGCAGGTATTCTCTGCGAGAGCCCCCCTCTCACAGGGTGATGCTCCATATGTAATGGCCATTTATACTCTAGGCCGGAGTTGGATTCGACATCAACTGGTACATGACCGGTACGTTGAGGAAGAACAATGGAGTGTAGTCAGTACCCACACCAAAATATGCGTTAATACGCACGTTGGCTAGGGGATTATCTGCCTGCACACCCACAAAGTCCACCAAAAACGTTTCAAAATTTGAGCCATCGTCAGTATCAGTAGCAGTGAGAATCCGGGTTCCCATATCAGGGCGAGTTGACTGAAACTTATAGTTTGTCATGTTCGGGATAGATAGCGAGAGCCCATTAACGGTCGTGCAGTTCGTAACTGCACAACCGCCCGCAGTCCCCGCCATCGTACTAGAAATAGACGAAGAAGTTCCGGACAAATTGTTGTATGTCAACGGTTGCGAAAAGCCAGGATTCGATAAGACTTGACGGTACGCCCGCAAATTACTAAGCGGACTAGGACTGTCAGGCACCAAATGCCACATAATTGCTCCTCTCTGACCAATAAAACAATTGGTCACCCAGTTGTAGGGCGTCATTGGAGAGTAGTTGAACGGAAATGTATTGGCCGGGACTATAAGTCCCTTCGCAGTGTTGTACGTCGCAGGATCATACCCATATGTTTTGGGATAACGCCACTGAAATTTATAGGCCTGGTAGCTAGCTCCCGTAGGAACGGATGCTGCGGACCACACTTCATTGATGTTAGATCTGCGCAACAATGGTCGCACTGATTTCACGCACTCACCAAAATTCACTCGATAACGGCGCATGTCGAGAGTTGTATTCGTACCAGGTACGAACTCTGTCCGCGGCTTACCATCATCATCTTCATCAGACTGGACCACAAAAGGTGATAGTCCAGTCATGGGACGTGGGTTAGCAAACTCGATATTGTCGCCGCACTTGACCGAAATCAAGATATTGACTGGCGCTGTAGCAACAGGCGCTGTGAGCAAAGTTAGTACCTTCAAAGAAAGGATACCATTTGCACCGAGTTGCTTGGTGAGAGCAGGGGTGGTAGAAGTAGTCCAGATAGCAGTACCAGGTGTCGCTTGGGTTAAAAGCCAAGGGAGCGCCTGGTGATATGGAATTCTAATTTCAAACTCAGACTCTTCTCCAAGGTCAATAATTTTGTTGTACGTCATTGAACCAGTGTCACCCGTGGTTTGCACTGCGGGGTCATTAGGATCGTACGATACACGCAACCGACCTTTGTGATACTTAGACGCGATCACTTTAAACGTGTAAATAATGTCTCCCCTCCAATTATTGAACATATTGCCACCATTGCTGATGGCGTCAAGTACAATTGATTGTTATTCGTGTTTACAGTGCCTGAGGATCTGTACATGAAGGGGTTGACATTGGTTGTGAACAGCGGCGTGTCCACGGGAGTTGTCGTTGTCCAGGCTGTGGACACCAAGAAGCTGTCCCTGCAAGCTAAATTTTCGATGGCAAGAGGATCTTTGCCATCGAGTCCTACAACACTTGGATCAATTGCTAATTCATTCTTAGCATCCAAGGTAAGCTTTTCCACAGGGTATCCAATTTCTGGCGAAGCAAACTGTGGGAACGGCGTGGGACGATACGGCACAGTATCGGCTATCACTGGTACATTAGTGAAACCGAACAATTTGGCTATACCTCCTACTGCACGAGCTCCCATTTCTGTCGCTGTAGCAAACTTTCCGATGATAGGCACACCTTTCAGAGTCCCCGCTATTTTGGAGACAATAGAGGCCGGACGGGAAACAATCCCGTCACCGTACTCATCACTCTGGAGAGCCACACCGACAGAAGGACCAGACAAAATGACATTCTCAGCCCAAGCATAGACTTGGACCGAGACTCCTGCGCCTGTCACACCATTTGCACTATCCAATGGTGCATATGTAACAAAGCGAAGGGTTCCCATGTTGGTGAAGTCAGCAGCACGCTGAACATTCAGATAATCCTTCTGGAAAAAGAAGGGAAGCGTCATTTCACCTCCTTCTGAATTCTGTGGGATGATCCAAAGCCCTGGTTGCTGACTATACGGAACTAAAGCTGGTGTGCCAGTGCCCGTCGTTGCCGGTTTAAACAGCGGCAGCGGCTGGTAGCACAAGCGTTGCGCTCCGTAATAGAACGGCGATGCATTGACAATCACCTTCAACTTAAGATCGCAGCTAATAAAAGCAAAGTTGTTCAACTTATACTTGATGCTAGGATCATTAAAGAATAACTGCCATGGCGAAATCGTTCTCGTTACACCAATAGGGTCCGTTTCGAGCCACGTGTACGTGTCAATACGCACTGGACGCTGAAGGAAACTCACCAGTCCCGCGCTAGTATTCGCATCACTAGCGGTGAAGTTCTGTTGTGGAGCCTCCTGCCCTACGGATATACCCTCCATCTCGTCAGCAAAAGTCGTAGTGACTTGCTGCAAGACTGCAGGATGAGCATCTTCAGACACAATTTCATCTGCCTGAATCTGCACTTGAACTCGTCGTTCTCGACTCTCGTTGATCTGCTCCAGCGAGATAAGAGCATCAATGTTTTCATTTTTGCATGGTCATTTTTATGACGGAATTTCATCGACCCAGACTACGTTCCGGTTTTATTGTTCTGGACACCCTGAATCCTCATGCTAAATAGCAGAGCCATGAGCCGGCGGGTTTACGATACATAAGCACACTTACTGATATGAACAACATAAAATCAAATACAGATCTCACATAAAGGGTGGGGTTGGTTTGAGATCAAATCTCGGGAAGTTCCACCAACTCCCCAACGTAGAAGTCCTCCACTCCCACGGATGCACGGTGGAACCGTGCCATGAGGTCCTCCCACGTTGGCAAGGGACGCTCCTCGAAATAAATCGAGAGCTCACCTCGTGTCAACGTGGTCAGATACTCTGTCTCTTTCTCGAAACGCTCACGTCCATACCAAAACCACTCTTGGTGGGCAGCTCGGATAACATCCGACATGTGCTGCTCATCTGAGACGGTCTTGGATCGCATAGCGATAAGAAGCATCTTTCTAATAGACGCTTCCTCGAGAGGACAGAAGAAGGCATTAGCTTCCGCATTCCACACCCACATACGCTTCAGGAATGATACCTGATCTATGTGGATGAATGGGACAGACTTGCTCTCCTTGTCTGCCATGGTGTAGACCACACCAATGGACTTTAGTACGGCCACAATGGCCGTGTGGTTAAACCACGACACGCGTGAACCTGCTGCGTTGTCATCGCCGTACGTCAAGAGCGCCACATCCTTCTTAAAGAAATGCAGACACTCATAACTCCCGACAGGAGAGAGTTTCATGTAGCAATAGCGCATATACAGGGCGTTAACGATGCAGTTCACGATGACTGTCAGGGGGTGTCCCGAGGGATTAGATCCGAAGAACATCACCAAATCTCCGTTCATATTTACGACCGGAAAGGCGATGTCCTCGGCCAATGCCCAAATAGGTAGACATTCTTCGTCAGTCCATCCGGCAAACATCAAGATGCGCACGATGACTTCAAAAGCTGCCAAGATCCATTCGGCCAACATCTTTTTGTCAAACTTGCCGTAGTCACCAGCAATGAGTCGATCAAGACCAAATTGCGTGAGATACGCACGGAAACGAGTCCATTCGCGAGATTGACACACAGCTCCCGGAGCTCCCTCAAAAATCAAGGGATTCTCCTGAAAGACCTTAACGAAGGGAAGCAACAATTCTCGTACAACCACTGACAATTCAGTGGAACATGCGGTGAAGATGCGAATCATACCCTCTGAGAGTTTCTTCAGGGATCGTGCTTCATCTTTCTGCTGACCACTAAATACCGAACACCCACGCTTTCCACTTTCATAAGTGGTGCGCAGATTAGCGATGCGCACCATGACCTCATCATCGAACATCTTGCCCTCAGGCGCTGTGTCCGATGGCTGCGATCGCAGGTGGTACTTCTTTGAGTGGTTGTAAGGCTCACCCATCAAAGAGTTAAAGTTCATCTTGTCGATGTACTTAACACCTGCGATACCATTAATGGCGTCATACGTGTTAAGGCGTTGCAAATTGTGAAGCGCCTCAGCATCCAAGCGCTGCGTCACGTCAGCGACGTACGCCTTGACGCATGCATCAATGTCAGCCTGACTCACGATGTGCTCCTGATTACACGTGTCAAGGTAGGCGTGGCGCCAAGGGCGCCAGTCTCCCAACTCTGGAGCTCCCACATCTAACGTCCAGCCACGCTCGTTCATGATACGATCCGACAATAATGTTTGTCGGACACGAGATCGAGGCTTCAAGTGAGCACCCTGGAAAGTACCATATACATTCAGGGTGCCCTTCTCGAGCCAACGAAGTGGTGACTTATGATGAAGAGCTCCCAAGATTTTATGTACCGTGGGAGTGGAGAGTGATGGCTCAGACGACTGGATTAATGGTCGCGAGAATCTTTCTCGCGCCATAGCCAAATCGTCAGTGTTCAGGGGAGTCGAAAACGCGTAATTGGAGTAACCACCCATGTAGTGGAGTCCTACAATAGAGGTGATCGGTTTGTGAGCTACTAGCGGCGCTCCACAATCTCCATATTCTGTATTGCTGGACATGTATCCCCGCCAAAACATCCGCAAATGGTTATCCTTCGGGTCTACGAATTCAACCTTCACCATAGCTCGAGCTCGGTTTGGGGCTGGCTCTGTGGTGACTTTCTGGGCCACCAAGAAACCGTCATACACACCATCCAAGGTAGGCTTTGAGATGAGCTTCGTGATGTCTTTCTTGACTTCCACACCTCTCAGTTCAAACCAAACTTGGTCTTTGATAGGGTGGAACCACATATCCTTGCGGAACAAGTGGACGTTGAGGTTACGATTACAACCTTCGCTCACATTCTCAAATTTGAGCTCTACGGAGTACTTGTCTGCATCTCCCTTGAAGAAATGCTTGCATGTGACCCACAAATGACCACCCACACAGAGAGCGTGACCACGTGTAATCCCTGGAACCTCGAAACGTTCAACAGCCACCCGCACAACATTGCGGTCAATCGCCTTCTGAACCTGTTCAGGAGTCAATGCCGCATAGTTACCTTGCTCAGGCGTCACATCGAACGTTGTTGTTTCATAATTGTCACGTTTCCATACATTTTCACGTTCTGAACGCTTGAAGTGCGACGCATCAACAGACGCTCGTTGGCCCTGGATCTCCATGTCCTCACGCATCTCGCAACGCTCACGATTAGCACATGGACGAACTCCAGTGTTGTGGACATCGCGCCACTCTGGCACATCACAAAAGTTAGGCCCTTCAGCTTCAGTTTCGTTACGCTCTAGTAGCCATCGCACTCCTTTCCAAATTCCTGCTGCAACAGCAAGACCGGCGAGGATCTTGTAGGCTAGGCCATACTTCACCATATGCTCTTGCACTGAAGCAACGCCCACATAAATCTTGCGCAACAGAGGGCTACCACGTGATACGTAATCCACAAACCACGATCCGACATAGCGCACTGCTCTGAAACTCAAAGCGTAATGCGCTACAGACCTGAACCAAGGGTAACGGTGATACAATGAGAGGCTACCAATCAGAAG